TGTCATATTTACACCGAATGATATGTCCTTCTCTTACTGTCATAGACTTGATCGATGGAGGAAGTGGCTTACAGTCACGCGTGTTACAACGCCGGATTTCGAACTCGTTTTGGAGATTATCGAAACCTATGGCACCTTCCATCTCATGCGCATCGATCGTGTTGCGCGAACGACTGAATTTTCACCCCTGATTCGTAGCATACCCATGCGCATAATCGATCGTGATTATTGCAAGATACCGAATTTACATTTGTATTTCGAAAATGGTTGTTACGTCCCTCGCGCAAAACTTCATACCATTGTTTTGCCCCGCCATGTCTTTGAGACCAGCATAGCCTACTGCATGCGACAGAATGAGGGTGGATATAATTACACGGGCTTGTGTACCGTGCTTCAGGGGAAACGCAGTGAATTGCGTATTGGCGCACGTGTGGTCTCACGTGCTTGGGATGCTGATCAGAACACATTCGAGGATACATGCTTCTCGATTTTTGTTATGGGTGCTATATCCCGTTACAAGCGGACACAAAACGTTAGTCGCGCCTTCGCCTTCATACAGAAGCACGGTGATGACACGACGTGGTCCAGCATTGTTCTGACCTTTAATTCCTTCTTTGCCAATCTGTTCGACCGTCTGTTCATGTTCAACGGTCGCAAACGCAATCCGTTCAACCCTAGTGAGTTGAACCGCGCTCATTATGACGACATGATCAACATCGTCAACATGCCACCCCAATATTTTGCTGATCAAATTGTTGATGAGAGCGTTGATTTCACACGCTCCGATTTCAGCATTGAGATGTTTGTGGCTGATTTGCCTTCATTGGCACCTCGTCGCACTGATCGCGTGGGGGCATGTGTCTCCGAACATCCGTATGAGGCTGTTGATTTATCCAGCCCCGATGTCCGGTCGGTTGAGCTCGCGCCTTCGCGCGTTCCAACCGTTGCACCGTCCGCACCAATCATGCCGACTGTGCCGCCAGTCACACCTCTTGTCGTCGGTGCATCTGCACCTGTGGCTGCGCCGACCTTGATCGCGGGCCTAAAACCTGGCATCAAAGCGGAGCGTTTGGACATTCTGCGCAAGCATTATAAGGGTGTGAATTTTGATGTTGATGTCGTTGCGCTTGCCAAGCGCTACGAGGATGACTTTAAATCCTACGGGTCCTTTGCTGCCGGTGCACATCAGAATGCGCAGCTGGACCCTGATCTCATGGTCAAGTTGTTGCCTCCGAACACCTTGGAAATGTTCGCATCCCCTCTGAATTTTAACCCCTCTTTGGGTGGTTATTGTTCCAAGTTTGCGGATGACGCTGAATTTTCAGCTTTGGGTTCCGCCTTCGACGGGGTCATTCATCTTTTTGACAACGTCTATGCCAACCCGCCTTTTTGCGGGGACTTTGTCCAGCGGGCGATTGACGCCTTGGCCGGTTACACCGGTAATGTGTTTTTCGTCTGCCCGAAAGGCAAGGTGTCGAATCTCGCTTATGACGAGGTTGTCGAGCTTGGGCGTAAATCCTTTGTCGATGGTCGTAGCTTTATTAAAGATACCTATGGTAAGATTGGCCTTGAAACTGACTGTGCGATGTACATCCGTCGTGCGATTGTTGCACCGGCTAGATTGCCGGCGGCAGCGCCCGCGCCGACTGTTGTGCAGGGTTCCGCTCCAGTTAGCACGGTTCAAACTTCTGAACCGCCCAAGGTTGCTCCCAACCCCATCCCTACGGCTGTTCCGACTGGGAAGGTTGCTGGCGCCGGGGACAAGCCAAAGCCAACTAAGAAGGTCACGTTCGCGTCCACCTTGAAAGAAACTAAAGATCGCGCCTTTGCTGCAGTGCGAACTCAAATTTTTACCAACAAGACAGCAAACATCGGTATTAATGGTGATGACTCCGGCGTGCGACCCGTTGAGCGCCTCGCCGCGCGCGATGAGCGTCCCGCCGTGCCACCAGTGCCCGTTCAGCCTCACACCGTCAAGCAACCGACGGTGGTCATCCCGGCTGGTCCGGCCACCGCTCAGGCGGTTAATGAATCCGATGAATTGTATAAGGTTGCTACCGGGATGAATTTTGATCAACTTTGTCCCTTATTCAACAAGAATGTTTACAGTGTTGGCCATTGTGCTATGCAATCTGTGAACTATTTTGTTAAACACTTGAGCCCCCGTCAATTTGCCGCTCGTTTGCTTGCCCACTATCAAGAAAACCGTGATACTGGGTTTTATGGTACCACCACGGACGACATGGTCCAAAGCTATTTCGCGCGTGGTGATTATGCCAACGAGTATGGTGATTCTATTCTCGGTGCTTGCGCTGCAGTTTTCGATCTTCACATCTCGGTCTATCGTCACGATCAACACCGGCGCATTGCTGACAAACCATTCTTGACTGTTGGTGATCCGGCCGCCAGACCTATTGGTGTATTGCATCACACCGCTGGCGGTGGGCACTTTCAACCGCTCGTACTCCGAGGAGGCGCCAGCCCGCGGGTTGACGACAAATATCGGGAACTGGTGATGCTCGTTGATGATTTTTCCAACGTTGTCGACATATCAGCTGCGCCCGGGTTCGTTGCTCGCGTTATCAGCGAGCGACAAGCGGCGCTGAATCGCGGTCGCCTGCTGGCGTGCATCTATAAAGGTGATGGGCACCTACAACCGCACAAACAGCTGCTCGAGGGCATTGATACGGTTGAATATCAATCGTTCAACAAGCTCGTCCTCCCACATCGTGCGGACACATTGATATCTGATGCGGCCAATGAGGTGTCTGAACCCATAATCACCGAGCTTATAGCTAATCTGCACCGGTTCTTGAAACCTGGCGGGCAATTAATATGCAAGCACTTTGGTGCATCGCCCGATCTTGATAAATTTATCAAAGATAATTTCGAGACCGGTGAGAACGTCCGATTTGTAAGCACGCGAGAGACCAGTGCTGAGATGTATTGGGTCGGTCGTGGCTTCGTTCAACCGATGGAGCAGATCGCTATTAATAAAGAGGATATCAAGCTTTTTAATAAGGAGCTCGAGGATTCAGACATCCCCGTCGTGCGCCGTGTGTTGGATAAAACGATCCAACCTTGTGATTTTGCCTTTTATCCATTTTTGGGTATACCTGGCGCGTGCAAGAGCAAGTATATCGCTCAAGAATATCCCAATGCATTGTGGATAGTTCCTACGAACGAACTCAAGCGTTCGCACGCCAAGCATGGTTCACGCGCGGTTACATATCACACCGCGCTTACCTTGAAAGAGGAATTTGCTGTCGTGGTTGTCGATGAAGCTCAAACGTATCCATTGGGCTATTTCGCGTATGTTAATGCGAGATTTCCGACAGCCTTTAAGATCCTGGTTGGTGATATCGACCAAATTAATGCCATAAACTATAATAACTCCGCCCGATTTCGGACGTTGAGCTCAGCTGGCATCAAGAATAAGATCTTTACGACAATGCGCATGCCACAGGATGTCGTTAATTTTGTTAATTATTATTACCATCGTGGTTACCATACGTCGTCGACTGTCAAGACCAGTGTGGAGTTCGTTAGTGATCCCCCGAAGGGGATGAAGCAATTTGTTTTTAACCAGAATGAGTTCGGTATCCCTACGATCCACGAGCTCATGGGCTCCACCTTTTCTGAACTGTGTTTTCACATCGATGATCATGCCATTTCGTCCGGTTTGCTGCAGCGGCAGGAGCACATGATAGTGGCTCTCAGCCGCCACACTAATCGGTTAGTGGTTTATGACAACACCACCGCGCTGAAACGTATGTTCGAAATTTCGGGATCAGTTTTAGATACTATCTCTGAGCAGAGCCAAGTGCGATTGTATGATGAAGTGCGGTTGGTTACCACACGGGATGAATTGCCTTACGTTGAGATGGAAACCGGTGTTGCCGAAGACAAATTCGGCGCGGATAACGCCATGGTCATTGACATACTCAACCGTGTTTTGCCCAACAACAACGAAGGGTATGGTCTGGTGGCGGGCTATCTTAACACCAACGTTAAAGAGGTCGCCTCTGGTAAACTCCAGACCAATGTTGAGAATCTCCTACCGTCGACCCAGGTTGAAAACGGTTATAAAATCCCCGGGTTTGCGGAGATTAACAAGTGTAGATTGCAATTTTCGAACGTCCAAAATTGCACTACGGCCACTATGGTAGGACGCTACGCCAAACTTTCTAAGTCATGGCGCGGCGATGAAGCCAGAAACCACGCCCTAATAGTCTATAAAAACTTTTGCCGGTTCATTTTTCCGAAGGATCGCAACCCCGTCCGGACATTCGAGGGGCGCTTCCTATGTAAAGAAGGACAGTTGGAACGATCACTTGGTGAGTATTTGATCAAACTACAATCCAAGATATCGGGGTCTTCTCAGCGCGATAAAGTCAACTGTAAGGAGTTGGAGGAATACTTCAACATACATGAGGAGCGCATCAAATTCTTTAACAAGAAACAAGTTAAGTTCGATCCTAGCGCGGAATTTGATTGTAAAGACAAAGTCGGTCAAGGCGTAGCGGCGTGGTCCAAGCGCATGAATGTTTTGTTTGGTGCGTTTTCTCGCACCATGCATGATCAGTTGCAAGACATTGTTCGCACTGATGGCGCGGCAACTATCATTTTGCCTACTGAAGACGCTGACCACGTCTACGGTTCACGCGTCGCTGCCTTGGAGATGAACGCACCTTTGAACAAAAAGCGTGTTTATAGTAATAACGATTTTGAGGAGTGGGACTCATCTTACAACGAGTTCCTCATAGAATTCGATTGCCTTCTCATAACCGCGCTCGGGGCAAACGAATACGTGGTTAATTGTTACCGCTTCTTCCGCAAACATTGGGTTCTTAGTTACGGTTACGCAGATTTCCCTATCAAACTTGTGGGAGAGATGAAACAACACTCCGGCCAACCGTTCACTCTTGTGTGCAACTCCGCTGGTAATATGGCTCTCACCGCTTCTTTGATAGATTTCACTGACATATACTACGCGCTCTTCAAAGGTGATGACGGTTGTGTCAGCAGCGGCGGTCATAAGTACAGTGATTATGCGATCCGCTGTCTTGACAAAATGGGCCATAAGCTCAAGCTGCACGCGTCGGATGTGGGTGAATTTGCGGGTTTTGTTATCACACCCTACGGTATGTTTCCGGATTTGCTCCGCAGGGTTGCTAAAACGGTCAGTAAGATCTATACATCTGAAGAGGTCTTTTTGGAAGCGAAACTATCCGTCGGCCAGGATTTGACCACCATTAAGACCCAAGTTGGCTTCGAATCCGGCTGTCATCATTTGGCCACCCATTATAATTATTTGGGTTTGACGCCGCATGATGTTCGCATACTCCACAGTTATGTGCAACGATTCATGACTTTGGATTTTGGCAAACTTGAGAAAGTGAGTAAAGGCTTTCAATATTTTTCAGCCTAACACCTTTTAAATACAAGTTTTGTCCATAATTTTATCTCTCTATAATATAATATAATATAATATAATATACTTTAATATAATATACTATAATTTTTATGATATAATAACTACCATGGAGCAACAAGGCATTAATGATGTGGCAATAAAGACCGATCAGAAGGTAACCCCTCGTGGCATCGTTAAAATCGGTGACACTGAGATTCAGGCCAACACCGCCACTGGTGCCGCCTGGGTGCGTAAATACGAACATCCTCCCGCCGGCACGCCGGCGGATTATGCTGGCATCCCGGACATCAACAACTCTCCGTCCGTGCGCACTGAATATCGCGCCGTGCAAAACGTCCAGACTTATGATACCGTTGGGACTGTCACCACCAATTACAACAAGGTGCTCTTTTTGCAGTTGCCCAGCATGACTGTACCAACGTTCGCCTTCAAGTACAATACGTCTGGCGTGCGTGCTCAGCTTGCTGCCGATGTCGTGCATAATCAAGGCATTGCGACCAGGCAGCATCTAGCCAATTTCGGCTCAGGTCGCATCGCCTACAAGTCTTGCACATATTCTCTGAATGCCACTGATTTCAACAATCAGGGCATAGTCACGGTCGCTCAGTTCCGGCCCAACATCAGCAGCTACAACTATGCCTCTTTCGCTGAGTACGTTCGAGGCCGCATGTCGAAGGCCAGGGCTGACACATTTCTTGCCTCCCTCAAGAAATCGGCCCGTGCTGACACCGACGATTTCGTCGATGTCAGCTCTGACAAACTTGGTGATGCTACGGGCAACTCCTATTTAGTCATCACTATAGGTAAGGTGCCTGTTAATAGCACCGATGTTGCCCAGCTTTCCCCGAATGCCACCGTTAATCCAGCAAAGGAGGGTGCTTTCGTTGTGCAGCGTTTTTCGCAGCCTGTCGTGGAATACCGCGATTATGCCTTTGCTGCGCAAAGCGTTTCTAAGCCGGCTCCGATCGTCGGTTCGGGTGTCCTGCTGGAGTACATTGATGCCGCCGGCGTGGTTACATTCGCTACCATCAGCGATACATATTATCCTAGTAACACTGTCTTGGAGGATATCGCCCTCTTTGATTTTACCTGTGCCTGGGTGCATTTTGAAGGTCTTAGCGTCCAGCCCGCTTCGACCACCGCTACCACCGTGACGCCTCCTTACATCACTGTCAAGGCCATCACGGGGGTAGAAGCGCAGGCTTTACCCGGTAGCATGTTCACTCCCTTCATGGAGAATTCTGCCGTTTACGATTCGCGTGCGCTGGAGTTCGCCTCAATGGTCACTCACGCTCGTCAAGATTCGCTCCCCGCGCGCTTCAACTTTTGGGGCGCGCTTGGGTCCGCATTGCTGCAGGCAGCACCTTCGATCATTTCCACGGTCAAGGGTCTGTTTGGTAAGAAGGAGTCGGACAAGGAGAAACAGGTCACCAGGGCAGAGGTCGACAAACTGGCTGGTATGCTCAAGAAATCTAGGGTTGCCAACGCCCCTAGCAAAAAGGCCAAACGTCGCACCAAGAGCGCGCCACCTCCTAATCAATCACAAATGGCACCAAAAGCACAGCGATCACGCCCGCGAAACGCACAGCCTCGCGCGCCGGCACCTAAGCCTCGTCGTAATAAACCTCATGCCAAACAGGCATGAGGACTTCTTTTTAGTTTTTGTCACCACTCCCGAATTCTTGTAGTTAGTCCCGGGTTGCAATAGTGGTAGTTAACCT